CTTTTTTGTGTATTGCCGAGCCATGAATTTCTTCTGCGTTTTTTTGTTCGCGTAAGGCATAGGTCAAATCCCCCACCACGCCTTCTCGTCCGCTCTGGCAGCGGGAACAGCGTAGACTCGTTGCACCATCGCGGAGTTGGAATGGCCCATCTGGAAGGCCGTCAAATTTGCGCTCTTGCACCGTGCCAAATGATATGTCGCAAACGAATGCCGCAGCGAGTTCTCCGGAAACCCGTCCCACCCCAGCTTCGCCGCCAGCCGCCTGCGCTCCTCGTAGAATGCGCGTGCGCTCCCCGGCACGATCCGTCCCTTCTTGCCGGCAAAGAATTCCTTCCGTGCCACCATCGGCTCCGTGAAGTCCACGATCCGGTCCATCATCCCGTCATGCTGCTTGGAGACCTCCGGCCTCACATAAACCTGCCCAGCCTCCGAGTTGATATCCTCCCAGTCCATCCGCTGAACCTCAATGCTCCGCAGGCCCGCGAACCCGCCCAGCAGGATCGACGCCCGCATAGAGTCGCTCATCTCCGCATCCAGCAGCGCCCGCATCTCCTCGGCATTGAGGATGCCCTTGCGCGACCTCGCCCGTGGGCAGTCCACCGCTCGGAAAGGCGACCGATCCAGCAGGTCCATCTTGACGCACCAGTTGAAGAAAAGCCGGACATAGCGGTAGACGGTCGCCCGCTGCGTGTCCGAACCCTTGATCTTGCCGAACCACTCCACCATCATCATCGGTGTCACAGCCTTCAGCGGGCATCGCAAATCCCGCGACAACCACCCGCATACCTTCTCAATTTTTTCGCGGTGCGATTTGGATGTGTTTTGGTAGAGTGGAATGAAGATTTTTGCAGCACCGGCCAGAGATGGACCGTCTTCCTCCTCCAACCCATCGAGACCGCCCTTCTGGAGTTTCTTTAAAATCCGTGGCGCATCGGACCACGCCTGCCCCTCGGTCGGGTAAAAATACCGCAGTCGCCTCCCCGCCACCTTGGCAGGGATATCGAGTTTCCAAGGCGAGGTCCGTCGCGTAGAATCAAATGTTACCTTGTAGGCCATATCTGGACATTAGCTTGTGCCAGTTGTGCCAGATTCGCAACCGATATTTGTCCGTTTAAGGAAAAACGAGTCTCACAAAGTCCAGACACAGAAAACCCGCAGAACCTGTATTGATGGGCTTCTGCGGGCTTGCTAAGAGGAGTTTACCGGCGGTCGGGATCGAACCGACACTCATTGCTGAACGAGATTTTGAGTCGCTTTTGGGTCGTTGATTTGCAGATACTTATACCTGCCTGTGCCAGCTTGTGCCAGATTACGCCGAAACTGGGCGGATTCTGATGAAGTTCCGGGCGATGGTTTTTTGCCGTGCTTTCCGCCAGACTCCGTCTCCAGATTCCGAGTCTCTCTCCCCTCGCCCATTGGTGTTTCCTTCCAGAGCTATAATTTGATGGCCGGAATCGGACTCGATGATTCCGACATGACTGAAGTCGTAGATTACGATGTCGCCGGGTTTTGCCCACTCACGGTCGTGAAGGATGATGGTGGTCTTTGGGCGGGCTTTGGCCCAGCCGAGGAATCCGTAGGCGAGTGCGGTTTTGGGACGCCACTCTTCGGGCGTGGAGGCTTGGAGGTTGAGCCAGTCGCGGACTCCGGGGCGGTCGAGCCACTCTGCGATGCAATAGCAAACAAACGCACTACACCATGGCCATGAAGCGGGCTTGAGGTCGGTGGCTTTTTGGTAGTCGCGGATTTTGGCCCCGTTGTTGTTGCCGCCCTCTTCGCGGACTCCGATTTGCTCGGCGGCGATCTGGGCGAGGAGATTCGTCATTTGTCTTTGAGGGCTTTTGCCTCGCCGAATTTAGACCAAGCGTGAGAGAGAGCGTCGTTGCTGGGGAGTTCCGGATTGGTGAGCGGCATGTATTTCACCGACACGCTGACTTGCAGGTTGCCGAGTTCTCCGCGCCGGTCACCGAATGGCGGGACGGGAACGCTGACGCATGAGGTGAGGAATGCCAGCGCCAGACAGACGAAGGCGAAGACGATCATGGCCGCTGCGATCCGGCGGGGTTTCATCCCTTGCGGAAGATGTTGATCGCGCCGACGAGGCCGAGGCCCGCTGCCGTGATGGCTTCTTGATGCTGCGGACTGAGCGACACGCCGAGGGCTGTGAGGACGAGCAGGATGCCGCGCCATGTGGAGTTCTCGTTGAGCCTGTCGAGGAGGTAGTTGAGTGGTTTCATGGTTGTATTTGGTATCAGTCAAAACAAGTTTGCTGTCAATCTTCTGTAGTGGCGTTGTCCACGACACCGAAGAAGTCGGATGCGATGTGCGTGAGCGAAGCGGCTGCGGCGGCGTTTTGGTTGAACAAGCCCATGAGGGAAACCATGCCGTCGATGTCCTTGAGGACGCCCTCAGCGTCTCGCTCGCCTTGAAGGATGTCGGGGATGTTTTTGAAGGATTTGATTCCACGCTCAAAATTAATGAGGTCGGAGCTTTGATGGTATTGGCCGAGGGCAGCATTGATTCCCTTCTCGGTGTAGTCGCCGAGGAGCGGCATGCCTTGGAGTGGCTCCGTGAGCATGGCCACGCCCATGCGTTTCCAGTTCCATGTTTTTTCGTCGAAGAAATCATCTTCGTCGTCGCCGTCGTCTTTCATGTCCTTCCACGCATTTCGGATCAATGCTCCCATGGCCAAGTTGAAAAAGACATATCCTGCCGTGGCCGCAAGGAACCTCTTGAGAGGCCGATTGGCCTTGGTGTATGCAAGCAAGGCGAGGTTCTTTCTCGACTCGGATGCAAACGCCCAAGCAAGGCGAGCGGCGGGGTTTGTTGTTGTGATCTCATAGATCGAGCGTGTTCCCATGCGGGTCGGTTGCGCAAGTCGGTCGGTGATGCGGTCCGCGATATTCTCGGCATAGTCCTCTGCGGCCTTGCCGGTGTAGCCGAGAGCCTTGGCTTGTCCGAGTTGGTAGTCATAGACCATGGCGTAGGTTCCCGCAGTCCAGAGCGCGTCGGAGCCACCGATGAGGCGACCGATTTTTTCGACTTGGTGTTTGAGTTCATTTGGCTTGCCAGCTCTCAATCCTTCCATAGCTATCTGGACGGTGACTGGCATTTGTTTTATCCGGCGCTGGATGTATTTCGAGTTGATGGCATCACCCCATCCGAGGTTGCCGGTCACAAGTTTACCGAGGCGCGACAAGTATGCTCCCACAGGGAGTTCTGCGCTTGCGGCTCCGATCTGCGTGGCTTGGATGGCAAGCGTTCCGACCCGTCCAACGAGCGCCACTTGCGCGGCCCGACTCGCCATGCCACCCATGGTTTTTGAAATCTCCAGACCGAGCGAGGCGTCACGGTTCCCACCTTGGGCAAAGGCGTCGAGAAACAACCCAATAACACGCGAGGATTCACCTCCGCTTGCTTCGTGCATGGCGTTGTGAACCTTTCGGAATCGCAGGATGCCGTTGGCTTCCTTGATCCACGGAGAAAATGCCTTCCAATGTTCCATCTGGCGCGTGTGCGCGATGTATGTGTGGATCACATTTCGGAAATTTGGTTCCGCGATAGCCACGCCACGGTTGCGGAGAGCGCCGGGTGAAATGCTGGTTGCGGAAACGGCATTGCCGGTCACGGGATCGGTGACCATTCCGGAGGGAATGTTTATCGGAGTTACCGTAACCGGAGAATAGTTGGGGATGCGTGGAAGGTTGACGCCGTTCAGTTCACGGTAGACAGAGTTGATGGCAAACCATTCCTTGCCGTAGGCGTTCAACAAAAAGTCGCGAATGGTTTTTGCCTCTGGCGACAACTGGGATTCAATGTCATCGATAAACTGCTGGTTGTAGTGCCAATCACTGGTTGGGTTCCCGTTTTCATCGAGTTCCCCAATCATGTGGCGGCGACCATCCTCCTGCGCCCACAGCATCGTTGCGGAAAGTGCTTCAAGTTGGGAGAGGTTCAATCCGTTTGCCGGGATCGATGGTTGGCTCATGTTCCACATGAGGCGTTCCCCATCGACCCTCTTGCCCCCAGCCAGTTTGGTGAAGAGGTCATGCACTGCATCCTCCTTGGCTTGTATGCCATCAATCTTGGCGTATTCCGCCTTGCGCTGGCCGTCTGAAAGCCGGATCGCCATCGGTGACTCATGTCCAAACTGGACGCCTACAACTTGGTCCCATGAAATTGTATCAATATACCACCCACGGGCCTGCCCTTTGACTCCATTGTCTTTTTCGTCGCGCTTCCTGCGGTCCACATAATCACCCTTCTTACCTGTGGCGCTGATGGCCTCGGCGCGGGCCATGTCCCGCTCTTCGCGTTCGCGGATTTTTTTCTGAACAAAGGTGGACATTCCCTTGGCCCATGTCTCGGTCGCTGCGGAGAGCGCGGCTGCGCGGCGGCTTGAGTCTGCGTTCTTCCAGTCGCCGACAAGCGAGACGAGATCAGCCTCGCGGGTGAGCATCGCTTCCTCTTGGGCGGTGAGGTTGCCGGATGCGATTTGCGTTTCGATGTTGGCGATGTGGCCGTCCACTTTTTCGGCGCTCCAGTCGCGGGCCTCGCGCACCGTGGCAAAGAGGGATTGGATATCCGCTCCGATGCCTTTGGGCTTCTCTCCTGCGGCGGCTTTCTTGGGCTTGGTGCGCTCCAGTAGGGCGTCGAAGACATTGCCGTATTCCTCCTTGAGTGTGCGCTCAAGCTGGCGGTCGATCATGTCGATGCGCTTCACAAAGAAATCCGCGAGCGCCTTGTCGCCGGTTCCGATGTTGGCAAGCACGGCGAAGCCCCCCACCCTGCCGCGCACCTCCGGCGGCAATGCTTCCAGAATTCCGTCCAACTCGCCGATTGCATCGACAAGTTTTGTTTGCCGCACCTTTTCGCGCATCCGCGCATTGGCTGCGGAATCCTTTGCCGCTGCGGCTTGCAGGGTCTGGTCTCGCTGGGACTTTGCCTCGGCATCCGTTGATTTTTTACGCTCCGCATATTTGTCGCGGATTCCTTGTTCCAAGATTTTTGCCCTGTCCTTGGCGTCACGCTCCACCCGCTTGCGTTCTGCGGGAGTCGGCGCGGCCTCAATGCGCGGCAGGAATGTGTCGGCGTTGTCCTGCAATGCCTTTGCAACCTCGGTGTTTTCTTCAGCCTCGATGTCGGCGATCCTTCCGGCGCGATCCATTTCGATCTGCTCGATGGCCGGAGCAGTATTAGTCGAAACTGCGGAGCGGATCGCATCAAGCTGCTCCTTGTTTTCCTGCATGACGCGAGAGAATTTCTGCCTCGCCCGCTCGTAGACTTTGAGCCGTTCGTCTGGGCCTCGGTTCATGCCGCCGAGGGCGCGGTTCACCCGGTCGATTTCCGACTGGCTGGCTATGGAGTAGTTGATGTTCGGGCTTCTTGGGTTGAACCTCTGCGAAAGCGGGATCACATTTTTGTTCTCGTCGTAGGTGACGGGGTCAATGAGCTTGCGGTTGTTTTTTGTGTTTTTGTAGGCGTAATCCTTGCCGTCATCAAATCCGAGTTCTGCAATAGAGTTGCCGTCCCACCACAAATTTTTAAGGCTAACCTTTTGAGATATAATTTTATATCCTTCTGGAATGCTTCTCCCTTCCAACGCAGCATATTCCTTGGATGGAGTAACCCAATCTCCATTTCTAATTGATTCTTCTTTGATGCTTTTAGGAACTGATCTGTAAACCGTAATCTTTGCAATTTTCCCGCCGTCTTTACCTTCTGATGTGTATTTTTCTGATCGATCTAATGCGTCTTTAACCGCTGAAAATGATTCCCATTCTTCCGGCATGGATTGGTAGAATTGCGGTTTTTCCCAATAATCATTTGGTAAGAGGTCGCTTGTTTTAATTGATGCCAAAGCAGTTGATTCACGATCTGGCGCTGAATGCTGCATTCTATGGTCGGAGCCACTATACCCCGACGCCTTCGCCGCCTCATCCACCATCCTCTGGGCAGTCTCCATATCTCCCCGCTCAACGGCTGCGAGGTAGTCAGCGTCCTGTTTTTTCCCGATGCTGTAGGAAATATCTGAAATCTGACCGTCTCCAAACTTGGCGTCTTTCACAAAAACGGTGTTGCCAATTTGGTAAGCCTCGGAGCCGCCGACAACCTGCTTCATAGTAGCTCGGTCGTAGTAAAAGCTGTGGCGATCCGGGTTAAATCCGACTTGAGTCCATTCGCTCAAATCGGAGGGCATCGACTGATCGCTTGCCCACTTTCCGCGAATGGCAATGTGCGGACCTTTCGCCCCGCCCATTCCAATTTCCAGAGATTTTTTCTCGTTAAGAATAAATTGGGGATCGGAAATCCTTGCGGCAGCATCATACGAGTTTCCAGATTTGCTTTTAATCGTTACGACGCCGACTCCCTTGCGAGTCATGGCAGGAACATCTTGGCGGATCGTTACGGCATCTCCGGGTTGAATGCTGGACTTGTCAATTTGATCCCTGCGTTGCCCCTCGTTGATGGCATCGTCAATTGTGGCGCGGGTGGGCAAATCACTTTCAGACTTTGGAGGCTCGACAAGTTGTGCTGGGAAATTGTCGCTGATGGCTTGGTCGATTACGGATCGCGGAATGTCTTCGCCTGCGGCTCGACGCTGCAAGAGGTCACGGACCATTGGCGAATAAGCGCGGCCATTTTCAACGACCATGTCAGAACCGATGCTGTAGTTGGTCGCGCCGGTATCAGTCGAAACAGCTTGAGATTGAATATTCCCTGCCGCTGATTTTATTCGGTTTGCAAATTCTTTTGGGAACTGCGGAGCCAAGTCATTGGCGAGGTAGTCGGCAAAATCGGCGGCGTCATCCACGGCGCTGGATTGGAACTCTGGCAAATCATCGCGGGTGGCGTAGTTTTGCAATGTGAGACCTTGATCCATTTGATCGCCGACCTCGCGCAGAATCTTGTTGATTTCGGATACCGAACCATCCAGCGGATCGACCTCTGGGTTGAGGCGACCTTCGCGTTCCAGCCCGGAAACAATTTCGCCGGAAATAGGTTGGTTGCCTTGAACCTGTTTTGCCTGTTGCGCGAGTTGCTGCGCCTCTTTTTGCAAAACAAACCGGCCTGCGGTTGTGACAAACCCAAAGTTTTGAGTCGGAGGAAACTCGCCACCATCCAAATCAAAGGCGCTTTCTTCCATGAGTTGGGCGTGGGTTTTAAGCGGTGAGCTTAAAATCTTGCCGTCTTTATCAATAACCGCAGTCGCGGCAATCCTTTCGGCCATGGAACCGATTGAGTAGTTGAAGTTGCCTTGAGTCAACTCTCCGCCTACCCGCTCGCGGGCGGTATCGACACGCGCCTGCTGGTTGAGGCCGACCGAGTCGGCAAGGAAGGATTCAAAGTTGGAGTCGATCTTGCCGGTGGCGAAGGCGTCCTTGAGCTTGATGGCGCGGGCCATGGCTTCTTTGAAGACTTGGAGCATGCGCTTGATGTAGTCCACGAAGGATGCCGGGAGTGATGTCTCATCGATGCGGCCTGCGGCGTAGTCCATGCCGACCTTGGCGATGTTTTCGATGATCTCGGTCTCGGTCTCGGTGGCGTAGGTTTCTCCGGTGGCCTCGCTGGTTTGGGTGAGCCACCCGCGAAGGGAATCCAGATCGACCCGGCCCTCGGCAATCGCTTTGCGGACGAACACATGGTTGATCTCCTCAAAGGCATCCTCCGGGCGGGAGTTCTCGCGGAGCTTGATAACGCCACGGAAAACGCCTTCGGCGGTCGTCTCGACATTGGCCTCGCCGAGGATGTTGTAGGTGGTGAGGTCGGCCCCTTCGGGGATGCCTGCAAAGCGGATCCGCTCGTTGAGATTGGCGATGCCTTTGGAATCACCGGCCTCAGTGAGCCGGTCGAGTTCCTGCTGGACGGTGCGCGGAGCTTCGATGGTGGCGGTGTTGGTGGGGTCTTGAGCGCGGAAGTAGTCCACCATGTCGGCGACCGTGTTCCGCTCATTGATCATTTGCGCCTCGGAGTGTTGGCGGACGGCCTCCAATGCAGCCTGCTGGTCTTGGGTCTGGAGGAGTTCCCTGCCGTCCGGCGCGGTGACGACCCAGCGGCGTGTGCCGTCCTCGGCGACCTTTTCGGAGATGCGGGCATCGTTCTCGCCGGGGGTGCTGGCTTGCGCGATGGTGTTGAGGATTTCCTGCCGTCCGGCCTCGATGTTCTCCGGCGTGCGCTTGTCCCACTCCATCTGGATGCGGGCGTCGTATTCCTCTGGATTCTCGGCGCGTTGGATGAAAGTGGTCTGCTCCTTGTCGAAGCCGACTTGGCGCAGCCGGGTGGCGTTGAGTTCGGCGGAAGGATTCTTGATGTCTTGGTAGGTGGCGATGCCACCGCCGATGAGGGCGAGCGGAAGCGTGGCGAAGAAGGTCTCGGCCCGTTGACCGGCCCATTCATCCATGAGCGAGGAGAAATCCTTGTCGGGCATGTCCTCGCGGAGGCTTGCGACGGCGGTCTCCAGCACGGGGGCGATGAGGTCTTGAGCGCCTTCCTGCAAGTTTTGCTCCACGACATTGGCTCCGATCTTGACGGTGCGGCGGACTCCATCGCTGGCTATCCTGTCAAGGTATCGGCCAAACATGGGGAGCTTGCCGGAGAGACTGCGCAATTGCACCCGGTCGATGGCGGCATTGGCTGCGCCTTCCACCAGGGCGAGACCTTGGGCGAACTGCGGGTTGACATCCGGGTTCTCCAGCATGAT